TTGAGAGATACACTGTATGGCATGTCAACACGTCGACAAACAGCTTCCTGTGAAACAAGTGAAGTTGGTTTCAACATGTTCAAGTTAGTTGTTGCAACAACGCATTTTGATGTGAAGGTAGCAGTCTTTTTGGATTCAATATCAGCCATATGAAGAGGATACGGAAAAGGATTGCTCATGCGAATCAATTCCATAAATTCAACATTATGATTGGAAGTTGTATCACGAACCTGACCAAAATCATCAATTAGTGTGACAGCTTGATCTTGATATCTGTCCCAATATTCTTGTTCATGCATTCGAGCGTACAAACAGTTGTCGATCGCTTCCTGAATTTGTGCGTTTGTCATGTCTGGAGTGATCTTCTTTGCATGGGCCAAAACGGTTGAGCCAATATGATACAAAATTGATGATTTTCCAACACCAGAGCCACCAGTTAGCATAAGTACAACAGGTTCAATTCGATTCTTCAGTGAGGCACCGTGCAAATTACAAGCTCGTTGATATAAATTAACGATAGGTGCTTGTATTTTGTCCAAAATTGCCACAATGGAACGATTTGTTCGATATGCAATTCTCATTGCCATGTATTTGTTGTACATGCTTTCAACTTCAATGGAAATTTCTGGTTTATTCATCATTTCTGCACGCTTGGTCATATCAAATGTTTCCAATACAGCCATAAGTTCTTTGAGATCATTTGGTACACTTTCTCCTTCGCCAAATCCACAAAAATCAATTCCAAACTGTGTGAGAATAGTTTGAAAAATATTTCCAAAATTTTCAGACAAGCGTGATGCAGCTGTAACCAATTTTGAGTGTGCATCAAGGCGTTTGACAAAATCCAAATAAGCCTTCTCCTGAAAAGCGAAAGTTGAACAACCACACATAAGAGCAGCTATGACAAATGAAATAGTCATAAACGGGTGTTGGGAAAAACCTTGAACGTGAGCAACGCCTGCAACATTGATTTGCACTGTTGGAACGAACCATTTTGCAACAGACCAAGTTATAGATATCACAGTGATGAACTTTGCAGCTTCAGCAATGTAAGTATTTGAAGAAAACATCATTCCAGCCATGAAAATTGAACGTCCCAAAAACTCAAAAGGAGTCAAAGCCAAGAGACAATATATTACAAAGAAACCAAGAACAAAGAGTAAATCTTTATATCCAATAGTACTTGTAATCATGTTTGAAGCTGTTGACGCAAAAGTCCAAAGTTTTTGAGCTGTTGAGCAAAATGATTTCACAGCCGAAATAACGTTAGCAAAGCTTTCAGTGACAAATTCAGCAACAGAAACTGTTCCATCCTTGAATTTTCTTGCCAAACC